CTTGGCGTTCACCAGCGGGAAGTATTTATCGTTCAGCAGCTTGCGCCCGACGATGGCCACCAGGTTGGTGTCTTCCTGATACCACGGGTCCAGCAGGTTGACGGCATCGGTGACGGCCGCGTCCAGGTTGGCATAGTCGGCGCCGTCCACGTCGCCGATGATGACCTTGCCCGGCATGCCGTTGGCGACCAGGCCCAGCACGCGCTCGGGTGCCTGTTCGCGCAGGTGCTGCAGCCAGCCCTTGTTCACGTCCTGCAACAGCGGATTGGCGGCCAGGTCGGTGGTGGCCATGACTTTCACGCCATTGAAACCGATGACGATGCGGTCCAGCGCCTGGCGCGTGAGGATGGCGTTGGCCACGCGCGATTGAAAATCTTGGAACTTGGCCCAGGCGTCCAGCTTGGCATAGCTCAGATGCGTGTCGAAGTTGGTCTGCTCGCAGCGGTACTTCGTGCTGTCCATGGTGGACAGGTCGCGCGTTTCGCGCTCCTTGTCCTTGGTGTTGGTGCGGCTGGCAATCGGGCCGGAGACGCCCAGGCCCAGCTTTTCGCCTTCCTGCTCGCCTACGCCGATGATGTTCACTTTCGACAGGAACTCGCTCGATTCCTGCATCTTGTTTTCCAGCTTCTGCTGCACGCTGGACGTGACGCTGAAGGTCTTGGCCACGTTGTCCGTGTCGTTCAGTTGGCCCAGGCGGGTTTCATATTGGCCAAAGACCTGGCGCGTTTGCTTTTTCATAAATCAATGCTCCGTTGTTGAATGGGGTGTAGTGGAATGGCGCGCGCTTAAAACTCGGTCTGCACGGCGCCGTCGTTGCCGGTGGCGGCCGGGCGGCGCGGGCCGTTGCCGGGCGCTTCGTCCATCTGCGCCTTGAAGGTGGCCAGCTCGTCCTGCGTGGCCTTCAATGCCGTTTCGGCTTTCTCCAGGCGGGCCAAGGTGCCCGTGTAGTTGTCGTTGACGGTGACGACGTGGCCGGCCAGCGCCTGCACGGCTTCGCTGATGTCGGCGAACTGCGCCGCGTCGGTGCCGGATTTGTTGGAGAAGCGCGACAGCAGGTTTTTCACGGCGTCGGCCAGCTTGATGCCCTGCGGCTCGTCAAATTCCAGCGTCACCTCGACGGCAGAAGTAAACAGGTTGGCGCTTTGCTGCTTGCGGCTGGCGGAGAATTTCAGCGCATCGGTGCCCAGGCTGGCCGGGCTGTCGGTGACGCCCAGGCCGACCAGGTAGGGCTGCGACGAGTCGGCAAAGTCGGGTTGAATTTCCAGGCTGGTGTACAGCTTCTGTTTCGCCTTGTTGATGGCCACCAGTTCCGGCGTGGGTTCGATCTGCGCGAACAGGGCCAGTTTCTTGCCGTTGTCGGTGTCCACTTCCTCAGCTTTCACGGCGATCACGTCGCCGTAGGCTTTAAATTGGCTGTCGGGCAGGATACCCCGGATGTGTTCCAGCCAGATGCGCGCGCCGTAGGTTTTCGGGTTGTAGGTGGCGGCGATCTGCTCGATGGTGGCGCGGTCGATGTTGCGGCCGTCCGTGGTGGCGCCTTCGGTGGCGACGCGGAAGAATTGGGATTTAGGCATGGTGGCGTGTCTCGGTTGATCGGATAACGCCATGGTCAACGTCTTGGCGCTGCGATTCAATGCGGTGCGGGTTGCTATGGGCCATAGCGACTTTTGCCTTTCCCCGCTCCGCGCGCGCGCGGCCTACGCTGGCGGCATGCTAGTCATTGAACAAAAACCCGAAGAGAAAATCGCCGAACTGGCCGTGCCCGAATCCGAGCCGCGCCGAGCCGCGCGCGCCCTGTACTGGAAGGGCTGGCGCATTTCGTCCATCGCCCGCCACCTGGGGATCAAGCGCAGCACGATCAATAGCTGGAAAGAGCGCGACGAATGGGACAAGGCGCAGGCCATCGAGCACGTCGAGGCGGCGGCCGAACTGCGCCTGGTAAAACTGATCGAAAAAGAGGTCAAGAGCGGCAGCGACTACAAGGAAATCGATCTGCTGATGCGCGCTATCGTGCAGGCGGCGCGCGTGCGCCGCTATGAGCAGCCGGGCGGCAACGAGGTAGACCTCAACCCCAGGCTGGCGAACCGCAACGCGGGGCCGAAGAAAAAGCCGACGCGCAACGATTTCAGCGAAGAACAGAAAGTCCAGCTGCTCGACGCCTTCCAGGATTCGCTCTTCGATTATCAAAAGGTCTGGTATCGCAACGGCGACCAGCGCACGCGCGCCATCCTCAAGTCCCGCCAGATCGGTGCCACCTGGTACTTCGCCCGCGAGGCGCTGGCCGACGCCATGCAGACGGGCCGCAATCAGATCTTCCTGTCCGCGTCGAAGTCGCAGGCCCACGTCTTCAAGCAATACATCGTGCAATTCGCGCGCGAGGCGGCCGGCATCGAGCTGACGGGCGACCCTATCGTGCTGCCGAACGGCGCGCACCTGTATTTCCTGGGCACCAATGCGCGCACGGCGCAGGGCTACCACGGCAATTTCTACTTCGATGAATTCTTTTGGACACAGAATTTCCAGGAGTTGAACAAGGTGGCCTCGGGCATGGCCATTCACAAGAAATGGCGCAAGACCTACTTTTCAACGCCATCCTCGACCACGCACCAGGCCTATCCGTTCTGGACGGGCGAGCTGTTCAACAAGCGCCGCGCCAAGGCCGACCAAGTCAACATCGACGTGAGCCATGCCCGCCTCTCGTCCGGCTTTACCGGCGAGGACAAGATCTGGCGCCAGATCGTCACCATCCTGGACGCCGAGCGCGGCGGCTGCAACCTGTTCGACATCGACGAGCTGCGCAACTTCGAATACAGCCCCGACCAGTTCGATAACCTGCTGATGTGCAACTTTATCGACGACTCGGCCTCGGTGTTTCCCCTGGCCGAGCTGCAGCGCTGCATGGTCGATTCCTGGGTGGAGTGGGACGACTACAAGCCCTTGCTGGGCCTGCGCCCGTTCGGCAACCGGCCCGTGTGGATCGGCTACGACCCTGCCTTGAACGGCGATAGCGCCGGCTGCGTCGTGCTGGCGCCGCCCATGACGGCCGGCGGCAAGTTCCGCATCCTGGAGCGCCACCAGTGGCGCGGGCAGAGCTTCGAAGACCACGCCGACGCCATCCGCCAGATGACCCAGCGTTACAACGTCGAATACATCGGCATCGACACGACCGGCATGGGTATAGGCGTGCTGCCTATCGTGCGCGGCTTCTTCCCGGCCGTCACGGCGCTGAACTACTCGCCGGAAGTCAAAACCCGCATGGTCTTGAAAGCCAAAAACATCATCAGCAAGGGCCGGCTGGAGTTTGACGCCGGCTGGACGGACATCGCGCAATCGTTCATGGCCATCCACAAGACCCTCACCCCCAGCGGGCGGCACGTGACCTATGTCGCCGGCCGCAGCGACGAAACCGGCCACGCCGATCTTGCGTGGGCCTGCATGCACGCCCTCGATCACGAGCCATTCGAAGGCACCACCGACAACCACCACTCTTTCATGGAGATTTATTCTTGAGCAAAGCACGACACTTGCGCGCGCGCGGCCAGCAGGCCCAGGGCGCGCCATCAACAGCGGCCACGGCGCCGGCCGCCGCCGGCATCGAGGCGTTTTCCTTCGGAGACCCGACGCCCGTGCTCGAGCACGCCGATATTCTCGACTGTTTCGAATGCTGGAAGAACGGCCACTGGTATGAGCCGCCCGTCAACCTGGCTGGCCTGGCCAAGTCGTTCAATGCCGGCGTGCACCACAGCAGCGCGATTCACTTCAAGGCCAACGTGCTGGCGTCTACCCTGATTCCCAGCAAGTATTTGTCGCGCGACGCTTTTAAACGCATGGCCCTGGACTTCCTGACGTTCGGCAATGCCTACCTGGAAGACCGGCCCAGCCGCAGCGGCAAGGCGCTGGCGTACCAGCATGCCCTGGCCAAGTACATGCGGCGCGGCGTTGATCTGGATACCTATTACTTTGTGAACGGCTACCAGGCCGTGCACCATTTCGACAAGGGCCGTGTGTTCCACCTGATGGAACCGGATGTGAACCAGGAGCTGTACGGCGTGCCGCAGTATCTGAGCGCGCTGCAATCGGCCTGGCTCAACGAGGCGGCCACCCTGTTTCGCCGCAAGTACTACAAGAACGGCTCGCACGCCGGCTTCGTGTTCTACATGACGGACGCGGCGGCGAACACGCAGGACGTGGACAACCTGCGCCAGGCGATGCGCGACAGCAAGGGGCCGGGCAACTTCCGCAACCTGTTCATGTACGCGCCGAACGGCAAGAAGGACGGTATCCAGATCCTGCCGGTGTCGGACGTGGCCGCCAAGGACGAGTTTTTCAACATCAAGAGCGTCACGCGCGACGACCAGCTGGCCGCGCATCGCGTGCCGCCGCAGCTGATGGGCATCCTGCCGAACAATGCCGGCGGCTTCGGTGCCGTCGAACCGGCCGCGCGCGTCTTCGCCCGCAATGAGCTGGTCCCGCTGCAGGCGCAGTTCGAAGCGATCAATGAGTGGGCTGGCGTGGAAGTGGTGCGCTTCGCCCCGTACGACCTGGCAACGGGCGGGGAGGGCGCAGCATGAGCGACCATATCGACAACACGGACAAGATCATCTTTGCCGAGGTGGCGCGCGGCCTCGCCGCCGTGCGTGGCCGGCCGGCCCTGGTGGCGCATGGCTGCTGCCACTACTGTGACGAGGCGCTGGCGCCCGCGCTGCTGTTCTGCGATGTGGACTGCCGCGACGACTACGATAAGGAGCAGGCGGCAAAGGCGCGCGCCGGCCGCACAGGATGACCGTCACGCCGCGATAACCGGCAGGGCGGGGCCGCGACAGCCCAGCCGCGCCGGAGCGCCCCAGCCACCGCACAAGCCGCCCACGAGGCGGCATTTTCACGTCCCAGCGAATGATGTTGCACCAGAAGCAAGAAAAAGGCCCGTTTCGGCCCGGCGCGCGCAGTTGTCCCCCCTCCACACCTGCCCGCTATATAGGGGTCTTTTGACTCAAATTTGCGCCATGGCCGAAGGCGCATGAGGACTGGCGCGGCGGGGCAAAGAGGGGACATGCGATTTGACGCATTTTGACGCACTTTGAAACGTTTTTTGATGCAGGAAGGTGACCGCGCAAAACTACCGTTTTTTGGCAATTACCAATGATTCTTTTACCTGTCTAGAATGGTCTTGCCGTCGCCCCATTGTCTTATGCGTATGATCCATATGGTCAAACCAAACTTCGTATGCACTACCGAATGAACGCGAGGCTAGGTCCATAAGTTGTTCAATTTCAATCATTCCGGTGTTTGAATAGCTTAGTAACATATCGCTTTGCGATTTCTTTACTCCATCAAATAGGTCGACAAAGGCCTCCTCAACTTGGGTCTTAATGCAGAATGGAGATTGGTGCCTGTCTGAACGATATCGCCCTTTAACAATTTTTCCCGCGATATGTTGTATTTGCGGGTAATCGTATTTCACTATCGTTTCCATTGCGTGGTAGAACCTGCTGTAGTGTACGAAAGCATACGGCGGATCAGCATAGACAACGCTCGGCGCAATTTCCGAAAGGCAGTCACGATAATCCATCGCAATCATCTCGTGTCCGAGGTCAATGACGTTTGCATGATTCCAGGCGAGAAGAGAATCGAACTTGCGCTTAAACAATGCCGGAATCGAGGCTCTGCGATATTTGCCGATGTCTGCCATACTGATATCGTCTTTTGCATCCCTATACTGTGCATAATGGCCCGTGCCTTGGCTTGCATATGCCATTGCATGCATTAAGCAAGTTAGGCCGAAATTGAAGTCGACCGTATCGATTGATGAAGTCTCTAAAAGATTGTCTAGTACCTGACGAAAAGCATCAATCCATACACATTGCTCCGAACTCCACCATGTACCCGAATAAACACGGGTGAACAAATGATGTGACGTATCAAAGTCTTTGTGGATAAGTTCTTGATTACGTTTTTCTATAATATTGAATTTAGACAGTGATAGACCAGTTGCATAATCCAATCCCTGTGGAAGAACAGACAGATTTTTTACAGCAATCTCTTCGGCCAGCGTCACAAGGTCAAAAAAACCGATTTTTTCAGCGCGCTTTAGGTATGTGCTAGCAATGATTGCTGAATACTCTTGAATGTCGTTCGATATGATTTTGGTTCGACCACCAAAACCACCTGAAATTGCGCCAGCACCGGCAAATAAATCTACAACAGGACGGTCATTGGCCTGCACTTTGGCCAAGGATTCGCCAATAAAGTTTAAAATAGCTGCTTTACTTCCCATGTACTTGATAACTTGAGGGTACTGCCTAGGCGCCCAACTATGCTGGGCGCTATTTTGCAACTCAGCAACAGGCGCCGATGGTATTTCTTTTTTAGCAACAAAAACCACTGTTTTTCCTTTATTTCGTGGATGCTTTTTGGCCACGATGAGACCGCATAGTGGATCCATTTCGCACTTTGTGGTATTTCTGTAAACCAACTAAATTTCATGCAAGAATTTCATGACTCTGACTGCACTTCCACAATTTGTCCGTGATAACTACGAAATCGCAGAATGGAACCACGCCACTGCCATTCTTGAGCGAGACTTCCCTCAAGAGTGGCTAGAGCTGTGTGGCGTTCTGACAAATTTTCGACTTCGAAAAAGTCACATCGTTAAACCTGGTGGGCGCAAATCACCGATCGCCAATGAGCTTGATAGTGCGCTTTATCAGCTCGGATGGGCTGAGAAAAAATTTGATACCCGGCAACAAATTGATGGCATTGAACGCATCACTCCAACTCATAGTATTGATTGCTATAAAAACAAGATTGGTGTCGAAATTGAGTGGAACAATAAGGACCCATTCTTTGACCGCGATCTGAACAATTTTCGACTTTTGTTCGATTTAAAAGCTATCAGCGTAGGTGTGATCATCACTCGATGCACCAATCTCCAAGAAATATTTAATGATCTGGGACGCGGAGACTCTTTTGGCGCCTCTACAACGCACTTTGGTAAATTGATGCCAAAACTTCAAGGTGCTGGATCGGGAGGCTGCCCAATTCTTGCATTCGGAATAAGTAAAACACTTTATATCGAAGATATCTAAAATGCTTGAAAAGCGCGCCGGATGCGTTAATTTTCCCCCGCGCTTACTCCCCCGTTGGGGCGTTATCTAGGATGCAAAACTGGCAGCTACGCATAATGTGCACTTATTTTGGTGTACATGTACACCAAAGTCAATCTAATTTTTCCATTTCTTTTAGCCGTGTTTCTAAAGCCAAAATTGCCCAATCGTGACAAGTCCTGGCTCTACTTGTCTTTGCACCGCAAGTCCAAGACTTAACCGCCTCCACACTGCAGGGGCGCATTGTTTGCGCGGCGATCAGCCGCGCGGCTTCACTTTGTGAGCCAGCAAGTTCGCAGAGTTGCCGCATTCGTTCTCGGTTGTCCATATTTTCGCCGTGTTCATGTACACGGGATTTTATCAGACCACCCTTCACTTAAGTTCTCCCGCCCTATGGGTGGCAAAATATCAACAGTTTTTCATGTTCATTTATTTGCTCCACAAAGAGGAAAATGGTCGCATGGATACTCGTTTCTGCGGCTGCTATAATGTCACTTTTGCGGAGCAGAAACGGGCCGCAAGCCCGCATGGTTGTTGAGTTCCTTGTCGAGCTTCCCAAGCTTACGACGAGGGTTCGATTCCCTTCACCCGCTCCATTTTTCGCTGGCGCCTGGTTTTATGCGGCGCGGCCACTTATTTCTTCATTCCCATGTCTTCTGATACCCCAGCAAACGGCCCGGCGCGGCCGATGATGTATGATCCGACCGAACACCGCATCCGCAGCTTCGTGACCCGCGCGGGACGGCTGTCTGTCGCGCAGGCGCGTGCGCTTGAGACCCTGGGGCCACAGTTCCTGTTGCCTTTCGCCAAGGAACCGATGGACTTCGAGCAGGTGTTCGGCCGCAAGGCGCCGGTCATCCTGGAAATCGGTTTTGGCATGGGGGCGACGACTGCGCATATCGCCAAGGCCATGCAGGAGAAGGACTTTATCGGCGTCGAAGTGCATACGCCGGGCGTCGGCAGCCTGTTGAAGCTGATCGGCGAAGAGTCGCTGACGAATCTGCGCTTGTTGCAGCACGATGCCGTGGAAGTGCTGACACACATGATTCCTGCCAATTCGCTGGCCGGTATCCACGTGTTTTTCCCCGATCCATGGCACAAGGCGCGCCACAACAAGCGCCGCCTGATCCAGTCGCCGTTCGTCAAGCAATTGACCGATCGCCTGGCGCCGGGTGGCTATCTGCATTGCGCCACCGATTGGGAAGATTACGCGGTGCAAATGCTGTACGTGCTGGGCGCCGAGCCGCAGTTGCACAATAGCGCCGATGGTTATGCACCGCAGCCAGCGTACCGTCCGCTGACCAAGTTTGAAAACCGTGGCTTGAAGCTGGGCCATGGCGTGTGGGATCTGGTGTTCATCAAGAAATAAACCTGGCGGTTTGCCCACCTGTGCCGTTTGCACGAGAACCAGCCTGCCGCGGTGACGCCGCAGGCTTTTTTAATGCGCACGTTAGCGTGCGCTGGCTAGGCAAGGTGGATGAATTACGGTAGTCTTATCTTTTTTGCATTGATTGATATTATGTCCAAGAAAATACTCGTGACCGGTGCATCCGGTTTCATCGGCTCGCATACGTGCGTCGAATTGCTGGCTGCCGGCTTTGATGTGGTCGCCGTGGATAATCTGTGCAATAGCGCGCGTGAAGCAATGGTGCGCGTGGAGCGCATTTCCGGCAAAAGCGTGCCTTTCTACGAGGCTGACGTGCGCGACCGTGCGGCCATGGCCACCGTCCTGCGCGAGCATGCCATCGATGCGGTGATCCATTTCGCGGGCCTGAAGGCCGTGGGCGAATCCGTGGCCCAGCCGCTGATGTACATGGACAATAATGTGACGGGCACCGTGGCGCTGCTGGAAGTGCTGGCGGCGGCAAATGTGAAGCGTTTTGTGTTCAGCTCGTCGGCCACCGTGTATGGCGACCCGGAAGCCTTGCCGATCCTGGAAACGTCGCGCCTGTCCGTGACCAACCCATACGGCCGCTCGAAGCTGATGGTCGAGCAGATCCTGGCCGATCTCGTGCATGCTGATGCTCAATGGCAAGTCGGTGTGTTGCGCTATTTCAACCCAGTCGGTGCGCATGCCAGCGGCTTGATCGGTGAAGATCCGGCCGGCATTCCGAACAACCTGATGCCTTTCATCGCCCAGGTGGCCGTCGGTCGCCGCGAGCGCCTGGCCGTCTTCGGCAACGACTACGCTACACCGGACGGCACGGGCGTGCGCGACTACATCCACGTGGTCGACCTGGCATTGGGCCATGTGGCGGCGTTGAATCGCCTGTTTTCCACCGAGGGCGGCTTTACCGTCAACCTGGGCACGGGTCACGGCTACAGCGTGCTCGATACCGTGCGTGCCTTCGAAGCGGCCAGCGGCCGCACCGTGCCGTACGACATCGTACCGCGCCGCCCCGGCGACATCGCCAGCTGCTACGCCTCGGCCGACAAGGCGAAGGAACTGCTGGGCTGGCAAGCGCAGAAAAACATCGACGACATGTGCCGTGACCACTGGCGCTGGCAGCACCAGAACCCGCAAGGTTATTCAACCTGACGCAAATCCGGCGCCCAAAAAAAAATCCCGCTCACACGCAAGTGTGGCGGGATTTTTTATGAAACCGGCAAGCCAAGTGTGCCTGAATCATGCACAGGGCAACAACACCCCGGGCTTTTCTCAGGCAGCCATCAAGGGTACAAACCGCGCACTTCGCGAGCTTGCAGCACGCGCGTGCACGCCAGGATGAAGGTGGCGGTACGCATCGACACTTTCTTCTCTTGCGACACTTGCCATACCGCGTCGAACGCTTCGCGCATGATGCGGGTCAGGCGGCTGTTGATTTCTTCTTCGGTCCAGAAGAAGCTCGAGAAGTTCTGTGCCCACTCGAAGTAGCTGACGGTCACGCCGCCAGCGTTGGCCAGCACGTCCGGTACGATCAGCACGCCGCGGTCGGTCAGGATATCGTCCGCTGCCGGCAGGGTCGGGCCATTGGCGCCTTCCAGGATGATCTTGGCGCGGATGACTTGTGCGCGTTCGGCCGTGATC